TCGCCAAAGTGCTGGGTCTTGATGCCGATAGCGACCGGCGCCGGATCAAGCGGCTAATTGAGACATGGCTCAAGAGCGGAGCGCTGGTGAAGCGAGATGTCAAAGACGATGAGCGCCACAGCCGCCCCTGCATTCAGGTTGGCGAGTGGGCAAAGTGACTGCGACACCTTTGTCTTTCAGGGGTGGCGCAGAGGTGTCGCGGGGTGACGCAATAACGGGGTGCGACCCCCCCCCACCCCCTAAAGGGGGGTAGGGGGAGGTGTCGAGCGTCACCACGTTGCGCGCGCGGTGTCGCAGGCAGATTTGTTTGGCACTGAAGCTTCGGCGGACCATACGTTCCGCACCGCGGGATTTAACCGCCAAACCCCTATAGATATCTCTTACAGGGAAATGGCGGTTAAATCGGCCTCCTACCGAAAGGGTGCGCGCGGTCAGCGTTGGCAACATGCCTTCTGGATCGAGGGGACTGCCGAGAATGCCCGTGCCCGCCTTGAGGCCGCGATCGGCCCGGTTGCTGGGTGGACCCCCTTGCCGACCTGATGCGCAACGCACCTGTCGCCCAGTGTCGCCGAATGTCGTATATTGTCGTAAAGACAATGGCTTAGACGAGTGCTATACTGGCGCCACGCCCCCATGCATCCCGCAATTCCGCGGTTTGGGGCGGGAGGCGCGCGTGGACGGCGGACAACCCCTGGCAATCGACTACCGCGCGACCGAGGCGCTGATCCCCTACGCCCGGAACGCCCGGACGCATAGCGAGGCGCAGGTGGCCAAGATCGCCGGCTCGATCCGCGAGTTCGGGTTCACCAACCCGGTGTTGGTGGATGGGACAAACGGCATCATCGCCGGGCACGGCAGGGTGCTGGCGGCACGGCTGCTCGGATTGGCTCAGGTTCCGGTCATCGAACTGGCGCATCTGAGCGAGACGCAGCGCAAGGCGTATATCCTCGCGGACAACCAGCTGGCGCTCGCGGCGGGCTGGGACAAGGACCTGCTGGCACTGGAGGTTGGCGATCTCAACGATCTCGGGCTGGACCTCGATCTGCTGGGCTTCTCGGCAGGCGAGATCGACGATCTGCTGCGACGGCGGGATGCCGATCCGGACGAGGACCTGGTACCCGAGCCTCCCGCGGTCCCTGTCTCGCGCCCGGGCGATCTGTGGCTGCTCGGCGCGCACCGGCTGCTGTGCGGCGATGCCACCTCGGCGGCGGATGTTGCCCGCCTGCTGGGTGGCGTGCGCCCGCATCTGATGGTCACCGATCCACCCTATGGTGTGAACTACGATCCGGACTGGCGCAACCGGGCGGGTCTCTCCACCACCAAGCGCACCGGCAAGGTGGCCAATGATGACCGTGCCGATTGGCGCGAGGCCTGGGCGCTGTTTCCCGGGGATGTGGCCTATGTCTGGCACGGCGCCTTGCATGCCACCACGGTTGCCGCAAGCCTGACCGCCTCGGGCTTTGGCATCCGCTCCCAGATCATCTGGGCCAAGGAGCGGCTGGTGCTGTCGCGCGGCGATTACCACTGGCAGCACGAGCCCTGCCTCTATGCCGTGCGCAGCAAAGCCAAGGGTCACTGGTCGGGCGACCGGACCCAGACCACCCTGTGGCAGATTGCCAGCCGGGATCAGGATGCCGCCACCGTGCATGGCACCCAAAAGCCGGTGGAGTGCATGCGGCGGCCGATGCTGAACAACGCGTCCCCGGGTCAGGCAGTGTATGAGCCGTTCTCGGGATCGGGCACCACGCTGATCGCGGCCGAGGCCACCGGACGGGTCGGTCTGGCCATGGAACTCGATCCGGCTTATGTCGATGTGGCGGTGCTCCGCTGGCAGGCCTTCACCGGGCAGGACGCGGTGCTGGAGGGGTGGGGCCAGTCCTGCGCGGCGGTCCGGGCTGACCGGGCTCAGTCGCGCGCCCCGGCAAGCGAGGTGGCCTGATGGGCCGACACGAGACGGTCTTGCGCCCGGAACAGATTGCCGAGGTGGAAACCCTCGCGGCGGTGCTGACAGCGGCGCAAATGGCCGATTACTTCGGCATTGGCCGCACCACGTTCTTCGCCGTCATGGACCGCGATCCCGAGATAGCAGAACGCTATAAACGGGGAAAAGCCCGGGCGGTCGGGTCCATCGCGCAAAGCCTGATCGCCAAGGCCCGCGGCGGCAACATCGTGGCGATGATCTTCTACCTGAAGACGCAAGGCGGCTGGCGCGAAACCCAAGGGATCACCCATTCCAGTGCCGATGGCGGACCTATCCCCTTCACGGCCGTGCGGCTGGTGCCGCTCGTGGCCGATTACGATGCGGCCTCGCGGCGATCAGGTCTGCTGCTCGACGGGGAGGCGATCGAACAGGACCCGGGTCTGGCGCGCTCCGAGGGTGATCCGGTGGCCGAGGGATCTTCGGCATGAGCGCGGCGCTGCGCCGGGCTGGCTGCGCGCCAGAATCCCTTTCGCTGGCCTTCACGGCGCTGTCGGTGGTGCGCAGCCATCGGGTCCGGCACGTGTTCAACCATCGCGGCATGGGGGACCGGGGGCCTGCAAAGTCGCCAGCTTTTGACCCCCGGACCGGCGTCGTTCCTCGCTTGAGTGAGCCGCGAAATTGCCAGCCCGGTATCCCCGTGCCATTGACGCCGAAACGAGGCGCCTGATGCGCGGCCGCAAGCCCAAGCCAACGGCGCTGAAGCTCATGGACGGCAACCCCGGCAAGCGGCGCATCAACGGGGCTGAGCCCAAACCGCCGGGCGGCCTGCCGGACTGTCCCGAGCATCTCGCCCCTGAAGCCCAGGCGGAATGGCACCGCATCGCGGGGAGCCTGAACAAGATCGGCCTTCTGACCCAGGTCGACCGCGCGACGATGGCGGCCTATTGCCAGTGCTATGCCCGCTGGGTCGAGGCCGAGCAGAGGCTTGCGGAAACACCGATGATCCTGCGCATGCCCTCGGGCTACATCCAGCAATCGCCCTGGCTCACCATCTCCAACAAGGCGCTGGAGTTGATGGTGAAGTACATGTCCGAGCTTGGCCTCACACCGGCATCGCGCTCGCGGCTGGCGATCCAGATGAATGCCGGCCCCAAGCCCTGGGAGTTCGGCGGACCCAACCGGATCATCATCGAAGCGGCTGGAAGCGGTGACGTCGGCGTGTCTGCAATCGAGGCCGCGGATTCCATCGACTCGTATGAGGCACAGCCCGGCGACATCGTCATTGCGCTCACTGACGCCTCGCTCTGATGCCCCGGACAATCCCCTACACAACTCAGGCTGACCCACAGTACACACCTGCCAAACGACGGTCAGGCAGGTGTGGACAGATCAAGGTGTGGGGGAGGCGGCATGGCATTGGTAGCAGGATCACCGACAACAGCACCGCAGCGGTTCGTGGCCTACGAGCGGGTGTCGACGGCACGGCAGGGTGCCAGCGGGCTGGGGCTGGAAGCGCAGCGCAATGCCATCGATGCCTTTGCCGCCATCCGGCAGGCGGCGATCCTCGCGAGGTTCACCGAGGTGGAAAGCGGCAAGACCCCGGACCAGCCGGAACTGGCCAAGGCCCTGCATTTGGCCCGAGTGACTCGCGCGATCCTGGTGATAGCCAAGCTGGACCGGCTGTCCCGCAACGCAGCCTTCCTGCTGACGCTGCGCGACAGCGGAGTGCGGTTCATCGCGGTGGAGATGCCGGAGGCCAATGAACTGACCATCGGGATCATGGCACTGGTTGCACAGGCCGAGCGGGAGGCGATCTCGCGTCGCACCAAAGAGGCGCTGGCGGTGGCACAGGCGCGCGGGGTGAAGCTGGGCAATCCCAACGGGGACGAGGCGCTGATACGCGCTGGGAAGGGCGCTGTGGCGCTGCGTGCGGCGGTTGTGGCGAACGCGGACCGGCACGCGGAGGATTTGCGGCAGGTGGTGGAAGCGTTAATGGCTCAAGGGGTCGTCTCCCTGCGTGGGATCGCGGCGGAGTTGAACCAGCGCGGGATGCGGACGCGACGCGGCGGCGTGTGGCGGGTGTCCAACGTCGGGAATCTATTGAGGCGGCTTGAACAGCGCCGGGTTTGCCGGAGGCTCCAACTCCTGAGCAGGATGAAGCATTTTGCCCTCGCTGCAGAGAGCCTGTGACCCGGGCGTCGCCCCAGTGCCCGGCGCGCCGCGATGCGCCAGACGTCAGCGGCTCAAGCGGGATTTTCAAGAATGCCCTTCCCGGCCGCGGCCCGCATTGGCGATGGCCTTCCTGGCGTGCAAAGGGGTCCAAAAACGACTCGATCCTCCCCGTCTTTCCCAAAAAATGCGCATGGTAAAGGCGTTGTTGCACAACTCTGATCATGTGCGATTCACATCGTGAATCCATGCGGTTAGACAGGTTGCATGAGCAAGTCATCACCCGCCCGCTACCGCACCACGAACTGGTCCAGCTACACAGCG